CCCCTGCAGGTCGGGGAAAAAGTTCAAACGCTGCTGCGCAAACGCCTGATCCGTCAACCACCCAAACCCCCTGCTGCCGGCGCGACGCTTACCCTCCAGCCAGGGCGAACCAAGCTTAAGCTCCTGTCCCAGATTCCGGGACCAACTCAGAGTGAGCATGACAGGATAGCACTCAATCAGTTCAGTCGCTCGATGACCGAATGGGATCTGCTGATCTTTCTGGCTGGTCAGGAAGGCTTCGACGTATTCGTGAGCGGCACATCGTTATATTTCCAGCCATCTGCAGCCTCAACAACAGTCCCCTTTACCATTACCCCAGCCGACGTTCAGGACTTGCGGCTGGAGCGCTCACTGACTTTGGCGCGCGACATTATTGTTACCGTCAAGAGTTGGAACAGCCACCAACAGAATGCCTTTACGCAGACTGTGCGGGCTTCCGGCAAGCACAGTGCCGGTGGATCCGGAACAGGAGCCGGGACGGCAGGGCCAGCTCAGCACTATGTCTTCGTACGACCCAATCTTACAATGAATGATGCCCTCAAACTGGCCCAGCAGAAGGCGTCGGAACTCGCGCAGCATGAACGAGTGTGGGAGGCCACGATGCCAGGCGATCTGACCCTTGGTCCACGCAGCGCTATACAGCTGGCGGGCACCGCGTCGGACTTTGATCAGACCTACTTCATCGACGCTATCGACCGCCATATCTCTATAGAGCACGGTTTTGTACAGCGCATACGGGCCAAGAATACCTCCCCGCGCACCCAGTCGACGACACCTGCCGATATCGTCGCCAGCGTCACAGGTTGAACGGCATGGACCGCTTTGTGAACGCCTTGAAAGGGCAGGCCGGACAACTCGATCAGATACAGGCGCAGCCGCGGTTCGGTCTCGTGACTTCGGTCGATCCGGTAAACGCGACGGTGCGCGTGATGCTGCAACCCGAGTCGGTGCTGAGCGGTTGGCTACCGGTGATGTCGCCATGGGTAGGTGCTGGTTGGGGCATGAGTTGTCCACCTTCTCCTGGTGACCAGGTACTGGTTTTGGCGCAGGAGGGCGATGCTGAGCATGGTGTCGTCGTCGGTCGTGCCTTCAGCGCTGCGGCGAGTGCGCCGCCAGCTCCTGCCGGCGAGCTTTGGCTGGTTCATCAGTCAGGCAGCTTCCTGAAGCTTCAAAATGACGGAACCGTGCAGATATCCGGCGATTTGCACGTCGACGGTGATGTGTATGACCGTCGTGGCTCACTCGCCTCGCTGCGTGGCGCCTATGATCAACACATTCATACGGACTCTCGTGGCGGCCCAACATCGACCACTAGCCAGCAGGATTGAGCGTGTACGATCTTTCGCATCAATGGGGCGATGATCTCACGGTCGGTCCGACCGGAGACATGGCCCTGGTTACAGGGTCGGTATTTGGACAGCAGCGCGTCTTACGCCGTCTGATGACAAACCCCGGCGATTACATCTGGCAGCTCGACTATGGCGCCGGCCTGGCTCAGTTCATCGGCCAACCCGGTAATGCAGCGCAGATCCAAGCCGTTATCCGCAGTCAGATATTCAAGGAGCCGGCAGTGGCCCGGACGCCGGAACCAGATATTAGTGTGCAATTCGATCCAAATAGCAGCACTGGTACGGTTTATGTCCAGATACGCTACGTCGATGCGCCATCCGGCCAGACTCAGGTATTGTCATTCTCGGTGAATGGATAAGCAATGCAGCTGTCGCTTCAGAACTTCAGCACGCTGATGCAGAACATGGCTGCGGCCGTTCAGTCGGCGGCGTCCCAGCTGCTGGATCTTACCGTCGGCTCTACCCTGCGTGCAGTGCTTGAGGCGAATGCTTCGGTGGCATTGTGGATACAGTGGCTCATATTGCTCGTTCTTCAGACGACCCGTGCGGCAACCAGCACCGGTAGCGACCTTGACAGCTGGATGGCGGACTTCGCTCTGAACAGGCTGCCGGCGGTCGCCGCCACTGGCATCGTCACCTTCACGCGCTTTACCGCAATCGGAACTGCCCTCGTGCCGGTTGGCGCCCTGGTGCGCACTTCCGACGGCACACAGACCTTCGCAGTGAGCATCGACGCCACGAATCCCGCCTGGAATGCCGTCCAGAATGGCTATGTCATGCCAGCGGCAGTCACCACGTTCACCGTTCCAGTGATCGCGCAGGCGGCTGGTTCGGGCGGCAATGTCCAAGCAGGATCGATCACGTTATTGGCTTCCGCGATACCGGGCATTGATGCAGTCAGCAATCCCTCAGCTTTTGTGAATGGCCTCGACGCTGAATCCGACACGGCCTTCCGCTCGCGGTTCCAGAATTACATTGACAGTCGGTCACGAGCGACTTCCCTGGCGGTAGGCTATGCAGTCAGTAGCATTCAGCAGGGACTGCAATATACGATTCAGGAGAATCAGGCGCCCAACGGAAGTCAGGTGATGGGGAGCTTCGTTGTGACTGTCGACGACGGGTCGGGTTATCCCTCCACGACGTTATTGACCACGGTTCAGTCTGCCGTCGACGCGGTTCGGCCGGTCGGTTCGATCTTCACGATCCAGCCTCCGGTCGTCACCGTCGCGAACGTCAGCCTTACTCTGACAGTGACCGGAAATACGACCAGTGAACAACTCGCCGGTCCGGTGAGCGCGGCTTTGACAGCCTTTATTGACAGCCTTCCCATCGGCTCGCCCCTGCCAGTCAGCCGTGTGAGTCAGCTTGCCTACGCCGTCGCGCCCGCGATCACCAATGTCACCCAGGTTCAGCTCAACGGTGGCGTTTCAGATATTGCCCCACCAGCCAATGGCGTCATTAAGGTCGGCCAGGTGACGGTGAACTGAGATGATAGGCGATCAGCCGGATATGGTGACGCGTATCAAGGCGGTGCTCCCGACCCGCTGGTTTCCCGACACGACGCCGGTGTTGGACGGTTTGCTCAACGGGTTAGCCTGTGCTTGGGCTTGGGCCCACTCCTTGTTGGCTTATGTTCAGACTCAGACACGCATAGCGACCGCGACCGATGTGTGGCTTGACATTATCGCCAACGACTTCTTCGGGAGCCGTCTTCAACGCCGTGCCGGCCAAAGCGACGACGCGTTCCGCCTGCTGATTCAGACTAGTCTGCTTCGTGAGCACGGCACGCGGCAGGCAATCATAAGTGCCGTGCAAGATCTCACAGGCCGCGCGCCGACAGTCTTCGAACCCATGCGATCGACCGATACCGGCGGTTACGCCGTTGGCGGCGCCGGTTACGGTGTCGGGGGCGGATGGGGCAGCATGGAACTGCCCTTCCAATGCTTTGTAACGGCCTATCGCCCAACGGGCAGCGGCATCGCGTTGGTGTCTGGCTGGGGCAACTCCGTAGGTGCTTATGGCACTGGCGCCATTGAGTATGCGAGCCTAGCGATGGTCCAAGGCCAAGTAACAGACAGCGACATCACGGCCGCCATCGCCGAAGTCCTTCCGGTGGCATCGATTGCTTGGACTCGTATCCAGAACTGATTGCCGGCTTCGCATACCGGCAGCCGAGACGACGCGCCATCCCGGCGCCCACCAACAGCGCGCATAAAACGAGGGCTCATGGACAGGACAATCGTATATCCCGGCGCTATCCCCCTTGACAGCGACCTTCTGACGACGAACCGCAATACGATGGTTGCGCTGGGGTATCTTGCACAGATGGTTCTCGGTAGCAGCACTGTTGTGGATGGACTGGCTTGCATTCCGACGGTGCCCGCATCGTTGTCCGTCACTGTCGGTCCCGGAAGCATCACACAGCTTTCGGTGGTTGATACGCTCAACTACGGCTCTCTGCCGGCCGACAGCACGGATCAACTGGTCAAGATGGGAATCAATCTTCCATCCACCAGCTTTACCGTCGTCCCACCCACTACGTCGGGTCAGTCGGCCAATTTTCTTATCCAGGCGGCTCTTCAGGAATCCGACATCGATCCTGTTGTCTTGCCCTACTACAACGCCGCTAACCCATCGCAACCTTACAGCGGCCCAACGAACTCTGGCGTCGCACAGAACACGTTGCGGACGCAATCAGTCCAACTCCAGATCAAGGCTGGGGCGGCGGCGGCAACCGGCTCGCAGCTGACACCGCCGGTCGACAACGGCTGGGTCGGTCTTTATGTGATTAGCGTCGCGTATGGTCAGACGGCGATTACCGCGACGTCCATCGCAGTGCTCCCAAATGCGCCATTCCTGACATGGAAGCTTCCGACACTGCGCCCCGGCTTCGCATCGGGCGTGCAAAGCTTTACCGCCTCGGGCAGTTTTTCTGTCCCTGCCGGGGTGACACAGATCGAGGTAGAAGTCTGGGGTGCAGGCAGCGGCTCTTACGCGTCTTCGTCGACGTCGCCGAGCGGTGGCGCCGCCGGTGGGGGTTATGCGCGCAAGCGGATCACTGGGCTGAATGCGGGGCAGATCATCCCTGTGACTGTCGGGGTGGGCGGGGCGGCTGGCAACACCACGACGCCGCCGACTCTCGGCGGCAGCACCAGCTTCGGAACGTATGTTTCTGCTACGGGCGCGGGCCTTAATCCGCTTGCGTCGATTGCCGAACCCTGGCTCGGCGCGTCGACACCCGGCGTTGGTGTCGGCGGCGATATCAATATTGCGGGCAGCACTGGTGGCAACGGCATCGGCGTTTACGGCGGCGTTGGCGGTGGTGGCGCGATGGGCGGCGGGGCGACGGGCGTTGCTACGAGTGTGGGGGTGGCTGGCCAGTTCCCAGGCGGCGGCGCCTCCGGCGCCGGTACAACGAGTACTGGCAACACGGCACAGGTCGGTGCAGCGGGGGCGCCCGGCCTGGTCATGGTCAGGTGGTAATCGTGAAGACAAGGACGTGAGCCCACGTATCAAATGACGTAGTCATCGAATTTCTGGAGACGACCGGCGATGTGGCCGTCGCCACCAGAATCCAGCTTCATAGGCTGAGGGACGTATCGGCATTTCGTGCTGTCCTCGCTGGCAAACGTCATCAGTTCAATCCCGGAGCACCCCATGGCGACGCCCGCATCACATGTCTGGAAGCCGAGTAGCGCCCGTACAGTTACGCTGGACAGCTTCATTCCGGTTGCCCGAGGTGCCGTCGCAACGGCACCAGCACCGCTTAATTGGGCCACCAAGGATCCCGCAGACATCTTGGACTACCAATTTGACATCTCGCCGGCTTTCGTTGGAAATGACGGTGACTCCATCCAAACTTTGGATGCGACCATTAGTCCGGCCAATCCTGGCGATCTCACGTTAAACTCGGCGACGGCTGACGGCCCGAGGGCTGTCTTCTGGTTTTCAGAAGGCCAGGCCGGGACCGTCTACACGGTCACGATCGTGATTACTACGACGAATGGCCGCACCGTCCAGCGCAGTATCCTGTTGCCGGTCCTCTCTCTATCCACGCCCGCTGTGCCGGCGACGGCGTTGGAGACCGGGAGCGGTTTGGTTATCACGGATCAGAACGGCAATCCCATCCTCGCGAGCTGACGCCTTCAACTCCATCTGGAGTCTAGTTCCGTATGCCGACGATTGATCAGTTGGCGCCCGCAACGGCGTCGTCCGATACCGATGAGATGATGGCCAACCAGAGCGGCGTGTCTGTGAAAGTGACACGTGCGCAGGTGATCGCAGGCCTGCAGCCAGCGCTGGCGATCCCAAGCGGAACTGTTCTCGGCCGCGAGTCGAGTGGCACTGGCGCGCCGGAGAATCTGTCTATTGGCGCCAATCTGGTCCTCAACGGCGGTACGCTCTCGGCGACGACGAGCTATATCGTAAGCAGTTTGCCTGCCGGTACGGTTCCAGCTGTCGGCGACCTTGTGGCTATGGGCCAGCAGGGCTCCAATACCGCGGTGCCATACGCCCAGTTCATGAGCGGATTGTCTGGCCTATCGGGAATCGACGTTTCCCATATGCTGGTGACGCCCACTGGGGCATCCACGGGCCAGACGGTCGCGAGTTTTGCGGCGGGAACGTTGCCCATGAGCGGTGGGACGATGACCGGCGGGCTGACGCTTGCAGGCAACCCGACGGCTCCCTTACAGGCCGCGACCAAGCAATATGTCGATACCCAGACCGCGGCCGCACTTCTGGCGGCCGGCGGCACGATGACTGGCGCATTGACGCTCGCTGCCGATCCAGCTGCGCCATTGCAGGCGGCAACCAAAGAATACGTCGATGCACAGGTAGCAACGGCACTTCCGAAAAGCGGCGGCACGATGTCAGGCCTGCTGGCACTCGCGGCCGACCCGGTGGCAGCCAGTCAAGCTGCAACCAAGCACTATGTCGACAGCCAGGTTTTGACAGCGCTGCCCATCGCTGGCGGCACCATGACCGGCAGCCTGACGCTGGCGGCGGACCCCAGTTCGTCTTTGCAGGCGGCGACGAAGCATTATGTCGATACGTCGGCGGCGTCAGGGCTCTCGCTAGCCGGTGGCACATTGGCCGGCCCATTGACACTTGCGGCAGATCCCACGACCGCGCTGCAGGCGGCAACAAAACACTACGTCGACGCATCGGCGGCGGCTAGCATCCCTGCCGCCGGCGGCACAATGAACGGCCCGTTGCTGCTCTCCGGCAATCCCAGCGTTGCGCTGCAGGCTGCGCCAAAGCAATACGTCGATGCGCAGGTCGCTACATCCTTACCGAAGACCGGGGGAACGCTGACTGGCGCGCTGACGCTCGCGGCGGACCCTTCCGCTGCGCTTCAGGCAGCAACCAAGGAATACGTTGATACACAGGTCGGTACCGCATTGCCGAGAAGTGGCGGTACTCTCACTGGTCCGCTATCCACGATGGCGACAGGGACCTCGGTCCCATCCGGCAATAATGTCGGGACGTTTGACTGCTTTTCGGAGCAGTTCTCCTTCAGGCGCCAGGTAACGTCGGGAAACCCCGGTCAGCCGACGGTCTACGTCGGACTCACCAATTTCAGTAACGCCTACACTTCCTACTACTCGTCCGGTGAGTATATCGACGTTCCGGCGATGATCATTCAGGCGCAGAACGTCGCTGGCAGCACGGGGCAGTTGAATGGCCTGATGATCTTGTTGGACAGCGGGGGAAACAATCCGTTTGACGCCGAAGATCAGGGCCTGAATATCCAGGTCTCAAAGTCGGGCCAGAACTCAACCTGGGCAATAAATACCCAGTCATTGGATATCACGGGACTGCCACCGCAGTCGTTTGCAACGATAGGTGCGGAAATCGACCTTGGTGGCAGCGGATACGACAATGCAGCCAGCGCCTATGATCCCTATCAGTCTTACCGCGCTACAATGTGGTTCAATGGCCGTCCCTATCCCTGGTCGAACTGGGCCGCCTCGACCGCATATGCCGCGGGGGCCATTGTCGTCGGGACTCCGTCTGGTGGTGTTGCCTCTACGTATATCGCGCAGAACGCAGGCACCTCCGGGACTGCGGCGCCTTCATGGCCGACCAGTGGAACGACCACCGACAATGGGATCACATGGTCCTACGGCACGACTTATGCTTTTTCGATTGGCCGTGGCATCTGGTTTGATAGCAATCTCGGCGCGAATCAGTTCCAGTGGGGGACCTGCATCTCCGGGGATGCTATCGTACAGAACGCTTTTCTCGATACGCAACGAGTCAGCTTCGCCACATCCGGCGGTGCCGCCATTCGGATGGCAGCCAATCAGAAGATCGACTTCAGTGGAAACCTGACCCTGGCTGGCCAAAATCTGCGTACGCTTCAATATTCAAGCTATGATGCAGGCCTCGCCTACAATATCGGTACTACCGGTACGGTTACATCGCTTTTGCTCAAGGATAATTTCCAGGTTTCGATTGCCGGCACAGCTTCCATCGCCAATACAACCAAGGGAAGTCTGTCTGGTGTCGCGACAGGATACAGCCCGACGGGACTTACAATAGGCTGGGGCTATGCGGGTAGCGGCGAAACCGATCTGATGGTCGACGCCAATGGGCTCTACATCTACCCGGTCTCTGCGTCCGGCACGACGCCGGCCGTGCCGATCTTCACGCTATCGGGATCGGGTAGCTTGAAAGCCTATGGCTCACTATCAGCCGGCACCACGCTTTCGGTGGCGGGTGTCGCCGGACTGGCCGTGACCGCGTCTGGCAGCCTGCATGGAGTAACCACTGGTTTCAGCCCACAAGGGCTAACGGTGGGATGGTCGTATGCGAATACGGGCGAAACAGACCTGATGGTCAGCCTCGATGGCCTGAATGTCTATACTGTCACCAGCGCTGGCGTCGCGTCGACGTCTCCCATATTTGCATTGTCTGGTTCGGGTAACCTCAATCTGCCTGGGAACCTAAGCCTCCCAGGCCTTAGATCTTCCGCCAGTTATGCAAATGATGCGGCAGCGGCCACCGGTGGAGTGGCTGTCGGTCAGCTCTATCGGAACGGTTCGGTCGTGCAAATCAGGATCTCATAATGAAGCATATCAAAGTCCCGCTTCCGGTCATGCAAGAGATCGTCAACGTCCTTGCGCGGATGCCCTACAACACTGTCGGTGGCCTCATGCCGAAGATTGAGCAATTGTCGGTCGAGGACGACGCACCGGTACCAGCAACCGGCGGTAAAACCTGACCGTCTGGATCGCACTGCTGTCACCTTTTGCCGTGAAGGCCCAATATGCCGACCATCACCGAATTGCCGATTGCGACCGCGGTCGATCCCTCCGACGAGGTCCCGGTTAGCCAGGGCGGCAACACGCGCACTGTCAGCGTCGGCAGTCTGCTTGCCAGCACGCAGCCTGCAATCATGGCACCGACAGGTGTTCTTCTTGGTCGAGTGAGCGTTGGTGCTGGCGGCCCCGAGCCAATAGCGGTCGGGACGGGGTTAGAACTCGCTGCCAGCGCCGTGCAGGCAAATGGCGGCGACCATGCATCCTTCCCACCGCAGACGACGCTGTTGACGACGGATGAGGCAGTCCTAAACAGCAATGGCATGCCGATGCTGTTGCCGCTGTCGATGCTGCGCGGCCTGTTCTCCGCCGGTGAAAATGTCACGATCAGCGCGTCCGGTGTTATCTCGTCGGCTGGCAGCGGCACTGAGGCATCGGGAAATGCAGACAGTATTGCCGGACTGAGCCAAGTCGATGCGTTGGCAGCCACAGATCTCGTTGCTGTCAGCCAGAACGGTGTGGATCACGCGATCAGCTACGCCAATCTGATTGATGGAGAAACGATAGACGAGTTTGGTGCTGCTGCTCCCGCAGCGGACACTGACACACTTCCTGTCGGCCAGGGCAGCAGCACCATGCTGGCGCAGACATTCGGCGCCGTTTGGACCTGGATGCAAGGCAAGTTGCCACTCTACAGGCTGCCAGTGGTGGAGATCACCGCGAATACCACGATCGACGGCTCGGTGCATAACGGGCGCATCCTCGTCTGTTCTTCCCCCGTTACGTTGACGCATTCAGGTACTGAGGGTAGCGGATTCGTTTGTTCCATCATCAATGCATCCTCCGGCACAGTCAGTCTCGACAGCGGCATCACGACGACGTCGGGTGTCAACACCCTTAGCCCAGGGCAAATGGCCGACATCTATTGCGTGACTTACTCGGCCGGCACTTTCACGTATGCCTGGACGTCCGGGCCCGTTGCCGCTCCCGTACCGGGCCAGGTTCTCGGCCTTTCTGTCGGAGCCGTGACCTACAGCAGCGTCGCCCTCTCCTGGTCCGCGCCGGTCGCGGGCGGTACACCGAGCACTTATATTGTTCAATACCGCGTCACCGGGACCAGCACTTGGACAATGCAGTCCGCCGCGGTGACAAATACACTCGTTTTTGGTCTTTCCGCTGCTACCGAATATGATTTCCAGGTCATTGCCGCCAATGCCGGTGGCAATGGAACCGCTAGTTCTCTCGTCCAGGCCACGACTCCGGCGGCGCCAACCTTGGTGCCCGGGCAAGTGACAGGTCTCACAACCAGCGCGCCGTCAAACGCTGCAATCACGCTATCATGGTTGGCGCCCACTTCCGGGGGCGCCGTGGCCAGCTATACGGCACAATACCGGGCTACCGGTCAGTCAGGATGGATAACGGCTGGGACAGGCATTGTCTCACTCGGTTTCATCGTGACGGGCCTGACTGTATCGACAGAGTACGATTTCCAGGTCTACGGCGTAAATAGTGCCGGTAACGGCTCACCCAGCAGCATTGCCAACGGCACTACCACGATCGCCGCGCCAGGCACACCTTCGGGCCTGGTAACTGGATCGGTCACGCAAACCACGGCACCAATGTCATGGACCACGCCGAGTTCCGGCGGAGCGGTCGCCACATATACGCTGCAATACCGCGTGACAGGTGCCACGTCATGGATTCAGGTGACGGGCCTCACGTCCGCCAGCTACACCATTACCGGTCTGACCGCCTCCACATCCTATGATGTCCAGGTTGCTGCGGTGAACGCAGGTGGTTCCAGTGCATTCACCGTCACGACGACTGCATTGACCCTGGTGTCCGCGCCTAGTCTTCCGGGAACACCTACGGCCGCAGCGGCCTCCGCATCGACCAACACGACGCAGTCGCTAACATGGGCGGCGCCCACATCGGGCGGCACTGTTGCAACTTATAACGTACGCTATGGTGCGCATCCGGCAAGTTCCTGGACGACTCTTTCCGGCATAACGGGCACGTCGACAACAGTCGCGGGCCTCGCCGCCGGCAGCTCTTACGACTACCAGGTCGAGGCGGTGAACGCTGGCGGCAATAGCGGGTGGACTGCGACGACCACTGCGACGACGGCCAGCTACGACCTGACCTATACAGCGCCCGCGGCCGGTTATACCGCAGCGCATGGTACCAACGGCATCATCGCTCAGGTCAGCGACAACGCCATCTCATCTCTCGGAAGCCATACCTCGCCGTCCCTTGTCTATCTTGCTTGGTCGACCAGCAACACCGTACAGCCGACTACAGGCTTGCAGTCCACAACTTATTATAACGGAACCCAGGCAAGCCTCTGGGTCACGTACGCCAACGGCCCGACATCTGCAGGCACATATTACTTGTGGGGTATCGCCTACAACTCCGTTGGAACCCAGGTGGCATCCTGCGTCGGTCCAGGGCTTGTGTTCACCTGATCCTATCGAGGCCCTGAAATGCCCTCAGTCGCGCTCACGCAGACCGCGCAGCACCGTGCTATGCTGGTCGCGCCGGGTCGTATCGCCCTATGGCGCAGCGCAGGTGGCTCCGGGTCATCGGGCGGCAGTTTCGCCGGCCCTTATCCCTCGGCTATCTCCGGTCTGACCGGCTGGTGGGATGCCGGCAGCTTTGCCGGACTGGTTGATGCCAACGGCGTGGTGTTACCTGGTTGGAATAATCCGGCGGGCGGCGTGGCCGACAAGTCGACAGTCGGAACAACACTGGGAGCATATCATTACGCTGGAAACGGCGTGCCGCCACAAGCAACGCCGCGCCTCAACGGCCAGCTCGGTGGCATTGGATTGAATACTGTGCTGCCGCCGGCACTGCCTGCGTCCGGGTGTCTGCTACCGACGATGGACGGCGACACCGGACTTTCTCTTCCCCTGGCACAGCTCGGTTCCGGTTCGGGCTGGACGGTTTACTTGGTGTGGTCGCGACCGAACTACCTGCAGGGTGCCAGTGTACTTCCATCCTCGATTGCTTTGCTGACGCTCGGTACGACCGTCATCCTTGGTGCGGACTCAGGCCAGGTGGCAAGTCCCCGTCTAATTCTTTTCCCCGGGTCTTCACAGACCGTCTTGACGAACGCATTGGAACGCCGTCACACGCATTCAATCATCATCCGTAACACGCCGGGTGCCGGCGTCGACGTCTGGCTGGACGGGGGCCAAGTGGCGCATGCCGTTGCCAACCCCCTTGCACCGACACTGTCCGGCCCGCTGCTGTTCCTGCACAGCGGGATTCCTTATGGTGCGGCACAATGCTGGTTTCATGAGGCGGCCACGTGGGCACACGCGCTGTCAAGCGGCGATATTACTACTCTCCTGTCTTGCGCGACACGATGGGTGCGAGGGGCTCGCAAGGGCGTGCAGCTTGTCGTGATGGGTCAGAGCAATGCAATCAATGCTTATGGCATCGGCACATGGCATGTTCTCGCCCAAGGCATCGCCTGGCATATCGGTGCACTAGCTTATAACGTTATCGCCGCCAGCGCGGCTACGAACGGCAGCGCATACACCATGAATGGCGGGCATGGCGTTAGCACCGTGCCGTTCTCGGGCGTAGCTACGGCTGCCGCACCGCTGGTGTTCCCCAGCACATTTCTCGCCGATCCGCTTGACGGCAGTGACCCTTCGGGCTGGTCGCTGGGTGCGGATGGTCTCGCTGTGCAGGCATACCTCGCGGGGCAGAGCGCCGATGACTTGGCCGACGTCTCGCTGCTGGTGTGGCCGTGGACGGAATCGGACAGCGCCCGTCCTTACGGCGACAAGACTTACTATCTCGACGCGGTGGTCAAGCTGCTCTCGCTGACGCGGGGTATGCTCGGGCGAAGTGCGGCGTCCCTACCGCTGATGGTGTGGAACGCGATCCCGATCGGCGTGGGTACGAATGGCGGCATCCAAATGGTGCGGGAAGCGACGGCGGCCATTGCTGCGAATTCGGCTCAAAACGTGTTCATCGGCTGGCCGCAGACATGCGACAGCAATCCGAACAACGGAAGTTGGAACCCAGCCACTGGCGTCTTCACGAATCCTGGCAGTGCTGATTTCGATCATCGCGACCCTATCGATTTGCTCCGCTTCGGCAAGATCGGTGCGCCGGTCGCGGCGCGTGCGATCCTGGCGGCCAGCGGTGGCGATACCGAAACCACGATTCCTTCAGGAATTCCTGCTGTCGGCGGGCCGATAATTTCGCATGTTTATCAGGCGGTGGCCAAGACGACGACGCTGATCCTGACAATTACGCATGATGCGGGCAATGACCTGATCGTGCCGCTTCTGGCGACGACTGGTCAAGGTTTCGCGGTGATGGATGGCGGTTCGGTGGCAGCGCCCGGGCCGATCATCGCGGCGACTGCCTGCATGAGAATCGATAGCACTCATCTGCAGCTCACACTGGCGACGGCGCCATTGAATGCGCAGGCCGGACTGCTTCTGTTCTATCCATACGGCTATGGGAACATTTTCCGGGGCGATGCCGTTACGGACAACTTCGCGTCCGTAGCCAAGCCAGCGGGCTGGGACATCGGGAGCGATCTCGGCAGTGCATGGACATTGAACTTTCCGCTGGCTGCCACCACCGTCCCGCTGGCCGTTTCGGATACGCCATAGAAGGAGGTCACCGCAACGACCCATGATCTGTGGAGGATCGGCCGCAATATCTGTCTTTACCTTTGTATGGACAACAGACTTTCATGACGACGAATCCGATATCCAGTCCACCCATGACCGATGAACTTGTCGAACGCTTGGCCCGCCTTGAAGAACAGATGCGATATGTCGTCGCTGCAGTCGAGAAACTTGGCTCGCGCGATGCCGAACTTGACGCTTCATTCCGCGCAATGTCCGACCGCTTCACCCTTGCTCTGGCGAGTCAGGCGGATACTTTCCGTGCAAGCCTCCAGGACGTGACGGGAAAATTCGTCAGCCGCGAGGATTGGGCGTTTTGGAAGAGCTTGCTGACCGCGTCTATGCTGGCTCTGCTCGCTTATGGCTGGAACGCCCTGCTGGGCCCGCACCGCTGA